ATCCCTGCACCATCTGTTTGGTTAGCAATTGGTCAAGCTTAGCTTTAAAAACGTCGCTATTAGCCCATAATCGTTCGCTAAAATTAGCATTGCCCGTAGACGCCATTACAATGCTAGACGTTTCAGCTGCTTTAACTGCTCCAGCTGAATCTGATAAGATACCAGCCTGTCGTTTTAGCTCGTCTACGTACTCATTGTTGAGCCTGTCAGTCATTGAGCTGTATATATCCATATTGTTATCAATCATTTCTAAACCAATTTGGGCTTTAAGCATTTCCAAACGGTTAATTCGCATTGTAGCGTTATAGAGGCGTAACCGAGTGTTGACCTCGTCTGAAAAGTCGGCATATTCTACTTTGCCTTTCTTTTTGAAGATATCTCTCGCCTTTGCTACCAGCTTTTTGGCTTGGTTAGAAAACGCTTGGACGTCTTCTTGAGCCACCTTTTTACGAGCTTCGGCAAGCGTGTATCCTTCACGTTTTGCGTAACGTGTGTACTGCTCACTGATATCCTTGTTAATGCTATCTAACAGAGTGTCATAGTGCTCTTGAAGGAGCTTATCGAAGTCCTTATCGTTTTTGATGTTAGATTCAATCCACTTGCGTTCATTGGCTTCACGCTGCTTCCAATAATCATCACTATTCTTCTTCGCCACCGTCTACACCAGCTTTCTGTTGGTCGGTCAAATTGCCTGTAGCTTCAAGTGAGTTCTTAATTGAATCAGCTTGTTCTTTTTCCATGCGATTAATTTCTTCTTTTGGATCATCGACAATTGACAACGCCGATAATTGCGTTTCCTTGCTGGTAATTCCTTCAAGATTCTTAGCAGTGGCAGCTTCATCGGCAAGGTTGGCTGGGATGTTTTGTGAGAATTTAAATGATAAGTCTTGCCAAGCATCTTGCTTACTGTCACTCAATACCGTTCCAACGCTAAACAATAGCTTGTAGAGTTGTCTTAATGATTGAGTAAACTTACGTTCTTTATTCATTGCTAAGTTACGCATTGGCAATAATTTGTATTGCATTGCCACGCCCGAACTATTTCCCGCAAAAGCCTCATCGTTGAGATTAGATACCATGCTGATTTGATAAATCAGATTAGTAATTCGATCAATCAGATTTTCTTGCATGTTATCGCCATCGGGCTTAGATAGAAATTCTAATCTAGCATTAGTTGCATCGGCATCTGGCGAATAGATAACTTGTTGCCCTTCAAGATTAAGCTTAGGATTACCTTCCTCGTCCTCTTCAAGTTGCACGCCAAGCATTGCTAAATAGGCATTGTCAAAATATTCGACCTGATTAGCTTTTTGACTTAACGTATTATCCAACGCATCAATCAGCGTCTGCACATTATCTAAAACGCCTTGCCTGTCTTCGTTTTGAAAGAACTCAACGGCCGGAACTGTACCGAACTGATTAACTTCACCATCATCCATCTTGAACGTGTCAGACAAATCATACTTAATATCATTTGTGATGACTTGCCCATGGAGTCGATTATTGATGTAATAGTAATTAATGAACGCAATCGGGTTCATGTCAACTGTGTCATCGTAGATGATAAAAGCGGATAACGGGCTTGCGTACTGCACTCGTGTCTCACTATTCTCATCTTGATACAAAAAAGCAATCGAACGACCATAGATATCTACTTGCCGACTTATCTCGGATAGCTTATCTTGAAATGAATTCTTGTCGTTCCATTGCTTTAATTTTTCGTTATCTTGCTTATCATCAAGCGTAATTTTGGGTGGAATTCCAATAAAAAAGCCGTTAAACGTTTCAACAATATAGTGTGCCAAATTAGCTACTAATCGGTTATCCGGGCGGTTACCGCGGTGCGTGTCTTTATGCAAGATGTCATGATCGCCGATGTAATCTTTTCGCAAACTTTTATAGTGTTCTGCAATCATCATGTGTTGCAAGATAAAATCTAATACATCTTGTCCCGTCAAATCTTTGTCTGCTGGAAATACCAGCGTATTGTTATCAGTTACTAATATGTTTTCATTAATTCCTTGAATAAGACCACCTCCTTAAATATAATCATTTCTCAATACTGCGGCTTTGTTGCCTTGCTTAAGTCCTAGTTTGGAAGCTAGGTCCATAATGATGTACTTAAATGCGTCACACGTATGGTCGTCTTCTTTAATAACTTTAGGTTCGTCCAGTTCAAAAGTCTTATCGTCCCATGAATAACGTTCATGCTGGTCAATAAAGATTTTATTGTCTTCATTATCCAAATAATAAACTCGTCCTTGAGCCAATAAGTTAGACACGAAGTCAATCATTTCAGCTTCCTTTTTCTTAATCACTCCGTGCCAACGCAAATTAAACTCCTTTACGAATTCGTTTCGCATAGCACCTTCTGCTGAATCAATCGTTAACTTGATGTATCGCTTGTTCCCATACCGTTTTTGTACGGAATCTAAAAAAGACTTAATCTCGGGGACTAAGTCGCTAGGCGCCTTCTTATTTGCTTTGTTGTGCGGACTATAGTAATAAGTGTCTAACACGATCACTTTTCCTTTAGACGTCAAGCCAATAACAACGGCTGTCGTAGCCGAATTAATGTGCCCCGCATCCAAACCAACGGCTAATGATTTAATCTCATCATCGGTTGGTATCTCTTGCAATTTGTGGAACAACTTCATGTTGTACACATTGTTACCGATACCGATTGATTTACCTAAGTACAGCCATGAATAATAGTTATAGTCATTCTGCTTGTATTTCTCAATCATGCGCAGTTGTTCAGGCTGGATAATACCTAGCCTATCCATAGTGTAATCAGACGTATCAATGAAATAGTCCTGGTCTCCTGCCATCTCTTCTGCCCATTGGTTAACCCAATTATATTTACTTTTAGGGGGGTTGAACGAGTAGAATATCTTAACGGCATCTACGAACGGGCTTTTTTGACGTACAAAAGTACTGTTAGATTGGTCAAATACTTCACCGCTCTTAAAGTTGCTTATTTCTTCGTACCAAAGTGCAATTACATTGCTAATCGTGTTCGACTTAAGCTTTTCTGGATTGTCAGCACCATAGAATCTAAAAGTAGAACCTGTACGTATGTGTTCAATTTTCATAGGACTAACACTAGATCTAAACTCACTAGTCATACCCAGCATATCAATTGCCCATTTAATCTGGTTAAAAACTGAATCACGTAAATTAACAGCATTCTCACGAACGCAAACTATGTTGGCTTTGTGATTGCGCTGAATCTGTTGCTTCATCATCATAACCAACTTAAGACTAATGGTACTGGACTTAAACGAATTACGCCCGCCTTTGAGAATGAAATAATTCTTGTTGGAATTAAAAAACTTGTAAAAGTGCGGTTGTATTAAGTCACTAAGTTTAATTACCTTATTCATCTGGCAAATCACTCACAATCACTGTCTTATCTTCTAAGTTTGTAGCATCGGTCATTACTTTGGCTTTGTACTCACTTATATCAGCTTCCGCGGTAATCTTTCTAATCTGTTGTTCAAGCAACTTATCGTTGTCAGGATAACGTTTAAGGATCTCTTTAGCAGCACTAATCTTGGTTTTAACATCAGCCGGCACCTTCACCGTGCTTACATCGTACTGTGTGGTGACCACCTTCGTTTCAAGCTCCTTGCCTCTAACTACATTAGTAAGGAATTCTAAAGCTTCCTGTGCCCCCATAATGCGGTCTGATTCAATCTCTCGCATCTTTTTATCGATGTACGATTTAATCACAGGTTTTAACAAGTTTTCTGAACCAATTTGTTGTGCTGAACTCTTCTTATAGCCCGCATCAATAGCTGATTGAGTAGCATTGCCAGTCTTGATGTAGTTATCCGCAAACTTCTTTTGTTTAGCTGTTAGTTTCATTACATATCACCACACCTCCTTTAGGACAAAATAAAAAGCCACACAACGATAGCGTCATGTGACCTTAGTTATAAGAATGAGATGGTAAGGATTTGCACCTTACATATACTGGATTTTGTACTCTCCTACTTGTTCTTGGCTTCTTTCAACCTTAGCTTCGGATAGCGTCTACCTATTCCGCCACATCTCACCTGGTAGTTGTCCCCGATGGTTTCCGAGTAGGACTTATGCTGGCCTTTATGTATCTCCACCAGACTTCTTTTGTGTTTGCTTATCCGTGACTACCAACTACGACGTCAAACACACCGGTAATAAGACAGCAAGGAATCGAACCTTGCGACAAATGTAACATGCCTTTCCTTGATTGAATTTGTTGAAACGGAAGTTCGCCGAACCATCTGCCTTACATCTTTCGATACTACCAATATAACGGATACTAACTCCAAAAGTACTCAAGTTTTA